ATGCCGAAGGGAGCAGCGACTAGCCAGAAGCGCCCCGACGCTTTGCGCATTGCGCTCCACCCCAAGCAGTGGGTGGCGTTCGGGTCGGCGGCGACCGAGGTGCTTTATGGCGGGGCGGCGGGTGGCGGCAAATCGCATCTGATGCGGCAGGCGGCGATCAGCTGGTGCGCCGAGATCGCCGGCCTGCAGGTCTATCTGTTTCGCCGTATCCGCGAGGATCTGAGCAAGAACCATATGGAAGGCCCGTCGGGCTTTCGCGCGCTGCTCGCCGGCTGGGTGGAATGCGGGTTCGTGGTGATCGTCGAGGACGAGATCCGTTTCTGGAACGGCAGCAAAATCTATCTCTGCCACTGCAAGGACGAGAAGGACCGTTTCAAGTACCAGGGCGCCGAGATCCACGTGCTGCTGATCGACGAGCTGACCCATTTCACCGAGGTGATCTATCGCTTCCTGCGCAACCGCGTGCGGATGACCGGCATTGCGGTGCCGGAAAAATACCGCGGGCGGTTCCCGCGCATTCTCTGCGGCGCCAACCCCGGCGGGGTCGGGCACCAGTTCGTCAAAGTGACCTTTATCGATGCCGCGGCGCCGCTCGCAATCCATCGCACCGAGGCGGCGGAGGGCGGCATGTTGCGCCAGTTCATCCCGGCACGGCTCGAGGACAACCCGACGCTCACCACCGAGGACCCGGCCTATGAGGCGCGGCTCGAGGGGCTGGGCAGCGCCGCCTTGATCCGCGCCATGCGGCATGGCGACTGGGACATTGTCGATGGCGCCTTCTTCGATTGCTGGCAGACGCGGCTGCATGTCATCGATCCCTTCGCCATCCCCGAGGACTGGGCGAAGTTCCGCTCCGGCGACTGGGGCAGCGCCCGGCCATTCTCGTTCGGCTGGTGGGCCATCGTCGGCGACGACACCCGGCACCCGGTGAGCGGCGTGCTGCTGCCGCGCGGCGCCATCATCCGCTATCGCGAATGGTATGGGTGCGAGCCGGGAAAACCCAACAAGGGGCTGAAGCTCACCGCCGAGCAGGTCGGCAAGGGGCTGGCGCAGCGCGAGACCGAAACGGTGGGGCTCGGCGTGCTCGACCCGGCGGCCTTTGCCGAGGATGGCGGGCCCTCGATTGCGAGCCGTATTACGCTGGGCTCGGGCGACAAGCGGATCTTCTTTCGCGGCGCCGACAACAAGCGGGTGTCGCAGCGCGGCGCCATGGGCGGCTGGGACATGCTGCGCCAGCGTTTCGTCGGCACAACGCTCGATGAAGACGGTAAGCCCGACCCCGCGGGGCGGCCGATGATCTACTGTTTTTCCACCTGCCGCGACTCGATCCGCACCATCCCGATGCTGCAGCACGACCAGGCGCGGCCCGAAGATCTCGACACCGACACCGAAGACCATGCCGCCGACGACTGGCGCTATGCCGCGATGTCGCGGCCGTGGGTGAGGGCGCGGCCGGTGGCGGAGCCGCACCGGCAGAGGTCGGGTTACGCGGCAGTGAGTGGAAGCGCCATGCCGGGTGATTGGCAGAGCTATTGAGCGGTCCGAGCACGCTGAACGTGCAGTCGGCGCACCCTCTCCCACTTGCGGGGGAGGGTGGACCAGCCGACAGGCTGGTGGGAGGGGGGTGCCGCACGCATCGGCTTTGCCCCAGCCGCGCACCGTCCCGGCGTGGAGCATTGCCGACTGCGACGGCGGGGGCGTCAGCCCACCGTTTGAGCGTGGGGCACCCCCCTCCCACCACGCTTTCGCGTGGTCCCCCCTCCCCCGCAGGCGGGAGAGGGAGTCCTGACTGCGCCATCGGCGTCGTTTGACCCGTGCAGTGATTTAGGAGTTCCGATGAGCGATTTCGCCAACACCACGGCTGCGCCAGTTGCGCCCCCTGCCCCGGCCGCTGTGCCGGGTAGATCCCTGGCGCGGCTGAAGCAGGATTACCTGAGCTATCTCGATGGCAAGCGCGCCGAGATCGATGAGCAGCAGGAGGCGCGGCGCTATTACCATGGCGCGCACTGGACGGCGAAGCAGATCAAGACGCTGAATCAGCGGAAGCAACCGGTGGTCACCTACAACCGCATGGCGCGGAAGATCAACGCCGTGGTCGGCTTGCTGGAGCGGCAGCGCCAGGACCCCAAGGGCTATGCCCGCACGCCCAAACATGAGGACGGCGCGGAGGTCGCGACCGCGGTGCTGCGCTATGTGCTCGATGAGCAGCGCTGGCAGGAAAAGTCGCCGATCGCCGGGCTCAACGGCGCGGTCGACGGCATCGGCGGGCTCGAGCTGACGCTGGAAGCCGGCGACAAGGGCGACACCGAAATCGGCTTCGAAGTGGTCGACCCCGCGGGGTTCTTTTACGACCCGACCTCGACCCGCGCCGATTTCTCCGACGCGGGCTATATGGGAATCGGCAAATGGGCCGATGCAAGCGAGCTTCTCGCTGCCTTCCCCGACAAAGAGCGCGAGATCGAGGCGTCGGTGGACGTGGGCTCCGAGCTCACCAGCAACCCCGACAGCGACGATAACTGGGTGATGGGCGACGAGCACCACCGCCGGGTGCGGGTGATCGACCACTGGTACAAGCGCGGCAACCAGTGGTGCTTTGCCATCTATACCGGCGCCGCCATTCTCGCCGAGGGCGAGAGTTATCTGCGCGACGAGAAGCGCCGGACGCTCTGCAAATACGTGATGTTCTCGGCCAATGTCGACCATGACGGCGACCGTTACGGCTTCTTCCGCAACATGAAATCGGCCCAGGACGAGATCAACCAGCGCCGCTCGAAAGGGCTGCACACCAGCCAGTCGCGTCGCATCGTCATCCGTGATGGCCAGGGGCTGGAGCCGGAAAAGATCCGCGCCGAGCTTGCCCGCCCCGATGGCGTGGTGGTGGTGCCGGTGGGCGCCGAGCTGCCGCAATTCGACGATGCAGCGCGTGGCGCCGAGCTCAACGCCAATCTCGGTTTCCTCGAGGAGGCCAAGCAGGAGATCGAGAATTACGGCTTCAACCCGGCGCTGATGGGCTCGGGCGTGCAGGATATGAGCGGCCGCGCCATCGCGCTGCAGCAGCAGGCGGGGATTGCCGAACTCGGCCCGTATTTGCTCGGTTATCGCGGCTGGAAGCAGCGGGTGTATCGCGCCATTTGGAACGCGGTGCAGAGCCTCTGGACCGCCGAGCGCTGGATCCGTGTCACCGATGACGAGGGCCTGGGCAACTGGCTCTCGGTCAACCGGCTGGCGATCGACCCCATAACCGGCATCCCCACCATCACCAATGCGCTCGGCTCGCTCGATGTCGATGTCATCCTCGATGAGGGGCCGGACACCGTGACCATGCAGGCCGACACCAACGAGTCGGTGCGCCAGGCGCTGCAGGCCGTCGGCCCGCTGCTGCAACCGGCAGTGGCCGCGGCGGCGCTGGAAGTGTTGATCGAAACCTCCTCGATGCCGGCTTCCGCCAAGAAGAAATTCCGCGATGCGACGCGGCAAAAGCCGCAACAGCCCGACCCCAGGGAACAGCAGGCCGCCATGCTGCAGCAGCAGGCGGCGATGCTGGAGCTGCAGGGCAAGGCGCTCGATAACCGCAAGACCGAGGCCGAGACGATGAAGCTGATGGCGGAGGCCGAGGATATCGGCGCCGAACGCGAGGCCGAAGGGCTGGAACAGCGCATCGACGCGGTAGAACGCCAGGACGAGCTGATGTTCCGGCGCGAGGAACAGGAGGCACGGCGGGCTAACCGGCAGCTGGAGCTGGCGGGGCGGGCGTTGCAGGTGCAGGCGGCTGAGGTGCGGGCTCGGCCGGGTGGGTAGGGTTGAGCCACGGGAAATCACCCCAAACTCGGTGTCATCCCAGCGAAAGCTGGGACCCATTTATCCACTGGCACGTGCTGCGAGTTGGGTCCCAGCTTTCGCTGGGATGACAGCCGGTGGGTGGGTTGGCTTGGTGCCTACCAGATGCCTTTGCCCAATGCCGGAAACAGATCATCCCAATTCGGGTTCAGGTCCCGGAACAGCTCAATCTTCCATGCGCGCTGCCACGTCTTGATCTGTTTTTCTCGCGTGATCGCCGCCTCGACCGAGTCGTGCGGCTCGAACCACACGAGCCGGGTGACATCGTACTTGCTGGTGAACCCAGACACGACATGTTCGCGATGTTGCGCAACACGGCCCATCAGGTCGCTGGTCACGCCGGTGTAGAGCGTCCCGTTGCGCCGCGAGGCAAGCAGATACACGAAGTACGTTTTGTGCACCTGCAGCCCCTCCAACTCGGTGTCATCCCAGCGAAAGCTGGGACCCAACTCGCCGCAGCGCAAGTGGGTAGATGGGTCCCAGCTTTCGCTGGGATGACAGCCGGTGGGTGGGAACAATTGTGCCACTTCCCAAGATCTGCGGCCCCACGAACCGGCCCACCGCCCCACACAAAAATTCCGTCCGCGCCACGATACGGCGCAACGGGCTGCCGGCGCCCTCTGGCCGGTTTCGCTGCACTCTCCGCGACAGTGAGGGTCACGCCAATCGGACGCGATAGTCCGGGAGACACGAGATGAACGACACTGAAACGGTCGACGATACCGCCTTGTTCAACGCTACCGTCACGGGTGAAGCGCCTGTGGCCGAAGCGGAGCCGGTGACCGAGCCGGTCGCTGAACCGCGGCCCGAGCCTGCTATTCCCCCTGCCCGGCTGCGTGAAGAAGCCGATGCAAGGCGGGCGGCGGAGCGGGATCGGGATGAGCTGAAGCATCGGCTCACCCGGCTCGAGGCGCAGCTGCAGCCGCAGCAACAGGCGGCACGGCCTCCCGAATTCTGGGACAACCCGGATGAATGGGGCCGTTCGCTGGTCACCCCGATCCACGAGCAGCTGTTCCAGCAGCGGCAGGGCGTCTCTCGCCTCCTGGCGGAAGAAAAGCATGGGTCGGACAATGTCAGGGCGGCCTACAACGCGCTCGGGCAGGCCATGCAGACCGACCCGGCGGTGCAGACCGATTACCTCAGGATCATGCGGTCGAACCACCCCTATGGCGAGCTCGTCGCCTGGCACAAGAAGCGTCAGGCGTTCGATGAGATCGGCGGCGACCCCGCTGCCTATCGCAACCGCGTGCTCGACGAGGCGATGCGGGACCCCGAAGTCCAGCAGCGTTTCCTCGCCCAGCTGCGCGGCGCTGCCCAGCCCAATATCGAAGCCCCCCGTCGTTCAACCGTGCCGCACATCCCCTCGCTGCAAGGCATCGGCACCGCCGCCGGCCCCGCATCCGCGGCCGGCGACCCCTCCGATGCCGAGCTGTTCTCGGCAACCACCCGCCGGCGGCGCTGAAGGCGCGCCCGGCTGAAATCAGGACCATCAGACAATGGCTCTTTCTCCCAACCACCCCAATAATGAAGTGATCAAGTTCCGCCAGGATGTCGCCTATGACTTCCTGCGCTCGTCGCGCTTCGATGCCTATATGGGCGACGATTCCACCTCGGTGATCGTGCGCATGTCGGATCTCGAAGCCGACGGCAAGGAGATCCGCGTGCCGCTCGTCACCCAGCTTTCGGGCGATGGCGTCGGCGCGGGGACGCTGCGCGGCAACGAAGAGCAGATCGACAGCTACGGCATGCCGCTCTGGGCCGACTGGGCCAGAAACGCCGTGGCCAACAACCGGGCGCAGAACAAGGAGAGCTCGTTCTCGGTGCGCTCGACGGCCCGGAGCCTCCTGCGCGGCTGGTCGAAGCGGATCGTCCGCGACGACCTGGTCGATGCGCTGCTGTCGATCCCCACTTCGGCGATGCAGGCCGGCCGCTTCGGCAACCCCGGCAACCGGGTCAACGGCATCAAGTGGTCGGCGGCCACCGCCGGCAACAAGAACGCCTGGGTCACTGCCAACCCCGACCGCGTGGTGTTCGGCTCGGCGCTCTCCAACTACTCGACCACCTTCGCCACCGCTGTGGGCAATGTCGATGCGGCCGCCGACAAGATGTCGGCGGCGGTTGGGAGCCTGTTAAAGGACCAGGCCAAGCAGACGGGCGTCGACCCCAACAACCCCGGTGTCTATAACGGCCGGCCCAGGATCAGCCCCTATATGGAAGCCGAAGGCGACCAGGAATGGTTCGTCTGCTTCGTCGGCGCCCGCGGCTTCCGCGATCTGAAGGCCGACCCGGTGATGACCGCGGCCAACCGCGACGCCCGCAACCGCGAAGGGGGCGACCCGACCAAGACCAACCCGCTCTTTACCGGCGGCGCGCTGGTCTATGACGGGGTGATCTATGTCGAGATCCCCGAGATCACCCAGCGCCTGCTGCTGAAGGGTGCCGGCGCCGCGGGGATCGATGTCGAGCCGGTGTTCCTCTGCGGCCAGGGGGCGCTCGCCTATGCTCTCGGCCAGATGCCGCGGCCGACCACGCTCGAGGACGGCGACTACGACTTCGTCACCGGCATGGGCATCGAAGCCCAGTACGGCGTCGGCAAGATCGCCAAGGCCCCGCTGGCGGCCGGGGCGTCGGCCACCATCGGCTCGCTGGTCGACTGGGGCGTGGTGACTGGGTTCGTCGCGGGGGTGGGGAATAGCTAGGGCGGGCTCTCCCGCACCGCCCTCTCCGTAATCCTCCCCCGCATGGCGGGGGAGGGGGACCAGCGAAGCTGGTGGAGGGGGCGGCGAGACGCTCAGTCGCTCGTCGCTTACGCTCCGATCGCACAACCTGCGGTTGCGATACCCCTCATCCGCCCTTCGGGCACCTTCTCCCTCAAGGGGAGAAGGTAGGTCGGTGCGCAACTGCAGGCTCTTACTGCCCCCTCCACCGCCTACGGCGGTCCCCCTCCCCCGCCACGCGGGGGAGGATCACTGAGAGGCCGGTGCCCGCGCGCGAAGGCACCCTGCCCACATTCCCATTCCCCCTCACAAAAGGAGATCGGCCATGGCTGATCGTAACGCCTATAGCCAGCCGCAGGTTGGCAACCAGGGCTTTGCCCGGACCATGAAGTGCCTTGGCGCCGATGTGGCGCTCGTCGCCGGCGACCTTGCCCTCAACAAGACCGTCGGCCTGTTCGTGGTGCCGCGCGGCTTCGTGCTCACCGGCATTTCGGTGGTGGTGCCCGACCTCGACAGCAACGGCTCACCGCTCCTCACCTTCGCCATTGGCGATGGCGGCGACGATGACCGGTTCATCGCCACCGGCGCCACCACCGGCCAGGCCGGCGGCACCAACACTACGCTGGCGGCGACGGGCCTGAACTACGAGTTCACAGCCGATACCGAGATCGTCTGGAAGACCGTCGCCGCGGCGGCCACGGCGGTCGCCGGCACCATCCAGCCGCGCTTTTTCGGCTACATGAAGTAGGCCCTGATATGGCGAAGGTCACCTACCACGCGCCCGAGGGCGACAGCGAAGTGGTGAGCCTTGCGGGGCTGCGCTTCTTCGATGGCGAGCCGCGCGAGCTCGACGATGCCGAGCACGTCGCCCTGCTCGGAAAGCTCATCCACAACCCACATTTCGGGGTCGAGGGCACGCTCACCGTGCTCGACGAAACCGACCCGCCGGCAATCGGGCTCAGGGCCATCCACAATGGCGGCGGGCGGTTCATCATCGTCCGTGGCGACAAGGACCAGAAGGTCAAGGACGGCCTCAACAAGGCCGAAGCCCACGCCTTCAACGCGCTGTCGGAGGCCGAGAAGCGGGCGTTTGTGGGTTAGGGCGCGGCCGGCGGCGAAAACTGGTTGGCCTCGCCCCTGCCCCACCCACCGGCTGTCATCCCTGCGAAAGCAGGGACCCAACTCGCCGCCCGCGCCAGCTGATGCTTGGGTCCCAGCTTTCGCTGGGATGACACCGAGTGTGGGGTGATTGCAGTGCGTCAGTTCGACTGCAGCGCAATCCCCCATCTCGCCGGCTGACTCGCACTTATCCCCTCCCACCCAGGAGCCCCCATGCCCAAAACCCGTCACGACCTCGTCAACCGTGCGCTGGCCGAACTCGGCGTCGTCGGCGCCGGACAGACCGCTGCCGCCGAGGATTTCGATGAGATTGACAACGCGGTTGCCCCTGTCATGAGCGACCTCGCTACCCGGGATATCTGGGTGTGGGGCGACCCCGATGCCTATGACGACGATGCCTTCGACCACCTCGCGGTGCTGCTCGCCAATGCCCGGGCCCGCGCCTTCGGCGTGGCGCCCGACGAGCAGAAGCGCTTCCTCGCCGAACAGCGGCTGCGTGGCCTGAAGCCCACGATCCTCTCCGGCCGCACCCAGGAAATCGAGTATTTCTGATGCCCCGATCCCCTGGCCTGCCGGCCAGGGGCCATGCCCGATGCGCTAGGCGCCTTTGGCGGCGCGCGTCTCCGTTAGTGAACGCATCCGGCCCGCGGAGTCCCCCTAGCAGCGCCACCACTCCATCGTCGCGTGGGCCAAGGCCGGCGCTACCGCCGGTTTCTCCTCCATAACCAACAGCTACGAGGTGCAATGATGGCTTGGGTACCGTTCGATCCAAAGCAGCCCCCAACGTATTCGGAAGATCCGCTGCTCGCGATCTATCTGGCCAGGGCGCAGGACGCCAACGCCAACCGTCCCGAGACTTACGGCGAAAGCTACCTTGCGCAGGGCATGTCCGGGGTGAACGGGGGCATCGGAAAGCTCCTCGGAGGGCCGGTCGATCTCGGTGCAGGCCTGATCAACCTAGGCATCGGTGGGCTGAACCTGATGCTTACGCCCGAGCAGACCCTGGCGGACCAGATCGCCGGCATACGACGGGAGCCGCCCCTCAAACCGATCGTGGACCCGGTAGGCGGCTCGCAGATGTTCAACCGCTTCATGGCCGATGTCGGCGCGATCACGCCGGAAACCGATGACCCCAGCAAGCAGTTTGTGCGCCGCGCTGGCGAGGAAATTGGCGCTTCGATCGTCCCGACGATGGCCACGATGAGCCGTGCGGCACGCCCCCTTGCCGCTGCGGCCAAGGAACTCACCCTCGCAGCCGGCGCGGGCATCGGCGCCGCTACTGCGGATCAGCTGGCCCCGAACAACCCTTGGGCCGAGCTTGTAGGACAGATATTGGGGACTGTTTCGGCAGCGGGCGCCACCAGGCTCGGCAAGAAACTCGTCACCCCATTTCCAGTTCGGGACCCCACTCAGCTCGGCGCGATGGAGATGTTGCGACGTGAGGGCATCGACCTTTCCGCGGGTCAGCAAACCGGACACAAGGGCCTGCAGAACATTGAAAGTGAATTGGCCGGTGCCCAGGTGGCGCAGCTCAGCGAGCAGCAGGCAGAGCAGTTCACCCAGGCCGTGCTCAAGCGGGCCGGCATTAACGCCAGTCGCGCAACCAAAGAGGTGCTGAAGGCTGGTTATGAGCGCCTGGGCACCGCATTTGGCGACATCGGCTCGCGCAATGACATCCTGCTGGCAGACGGAAAACTTGGCAAGAAGCTGGGCGAAGCATACCAGACGTATGCCAAGAGTACCGCTGAGGCCGATCGTCTGCCGGCGATCGATGACTTCATCATCGAAGCCGTCACGGCGATGAAATCGAAAGGTGGAGGTCACGTGATTGATGGAAGTGCCTACGCTAGCCTCAGGACCCGGGTTGGCCTGCTGGCGCATGAGACGGCCGACCGCGCACAGAAATCCGCGCTCCTGGACATCCAGCGGGCCCTGGACGACGCTATGGAGAGCAACCTTTCCAAGGGAGATATCGACGCGTTTCGGTGGGCTCGCGCTGCGGATCGCGACTTCAGCATTATTGAGAAGGCGGCATTGCAGGACCCGTCCGGCGGGCTGATCTCACCAGAGGCGTTGCAGAAAGCCGCCGTGGCCGGACAGGGAGATCTCGCAAAGCTCGCCGACAGCGGCAAGGCCTTGATGACACCCCTGCCGTCCGGCTCAGCACCTAACGTGCGAAATCTGCTCGCAACGGTGCCGGCTGTCGCTGGCGGCACTCTTGGCTACTACATGGGCGATGCGAATGGAGCGGTGAACGGAGCGGCGATCGGAGCGTTGGGCGGAGTTGCCGCGCCCTATGCCGCCGGTCGGGCAATCCTGTCGAAACCGGGACGACGGTACCTCGCTAACCAAGTGCTCAATGGATCACCTTCCGGGTCCAACGGTTTCGGACCGCTCGGTGCCATGCTAGCCGCGCAGACCAGCCAGATCAGTCCGTCGCGCGACCCACTGGGCGAGTTGAGTGTGTTAATGCATCAAGCCGGGGTCAATTGAGGTTGCCGTCCGCGGTGAGAATACGGGCGTTCCATGACCGGTCGCCGCTACATCGATCGCTCAAAGATGAGTTTCACCAGCGACTGCAATGGACGGACGACGAAGTGGTAAAAGAGTCCGCTGGCAACTATGCCGAAGAACACCCCGACCGCCACGTTCAGCGCGATCGGGTTGGTGATTCCAAACACGCCGAGTATGGAATAGAAAAACTCCTGAAGTTGCACTGTATCGCTCCCGTCGTTGCATCGCCAACGATACGGGTGCGTCTTCGGGGCAGCAATGCCTCGCGCTCGTCGTCCCACTGGATGGTGGAGCGCTCTGGTTCGGTAAGTCCTTCAACAACGCGCTGGGGAACAGCGAAACCGCTTCCCATCTTCCCGGTCAACCCGACGTTTCCCCGCGCAATCTAGCGACCTCTATCGAGCCTGTTCACCGCGATCCCGCGAACAGCGGCGAAAACTGCAGCCAGCATGCGGCCCGAAGCTGTGAGTACTCGTATCGCTGCGACGCAGATGAACCGGCCAACACCGGCCTATATCGACCAGTTGATCGCGGCGCGGGCTCTCGCCAACCGCAAGAGCCTTCTCCCGCCGGGCGGCGTCGCGGCAGCGCGGACAGCTACCCCCTCACGTTACGAAGCCACATTGCGAGGGACACGCCCAAGCCGCCGCCAACCAGCGCACCCGCAATCACCCGACCCTCAGCCGAGAACCCATCTCTGAACAGGTAGAGGGTCATCGCAAACCGCAAGCCTCGCGGCCACGATCCGCGACGTGGCGCAATCCAATGGGCTGATCTCACGTAAAGGCCGGCTGGACGCCTCGCGTACGCCCATCGTGCAGATCATCAAGTCCTTCGACGACCTCGCGGGCCGAAAGATGAGCGTCATGCAGATAAAGGCACTGCGGACCAGGCTCACCGACATTGCGAAAAGCAGCGACCCCGCCGAACGCCACATCGCCACCCAGATGCTCGAAGAGTTCGACACGTTCACGGACGCGCTGGCCGAGACTCTGAAGACGGGCAACGCACATAGTCACAGTGCCGCAAAGGGCGACCTCATCGAAACCGCGATTGAAACTGCAGCCGAGGATGCCAAGCGGCCCAGTGGCACCGCCTTCGCGGACGCCTTACGCACCCAATTCAGGGCCCTGCAGCACCAGATCAAAAGAGGCGAGCTTAGGGGGCTAACCGAAGCAGAGATCGATGCGATCAACAAGGTTGCCGATGGCACGCCCATCGCAAATGTACTGCGCGGCATTGGACAAATTGCTCCTCCCGGTGCAGTCCCTGCCATGGCCCTTGGCATGGTTGCAGACGAACCCACGCTTGCCGGGTCGACTGCCATCGCGCTGGGCACGGCGGGGATCGGCAGTCGCGTCACCGCAAATACCTTGACCAAGAACGCCGCTGAATCGGCAGCGTTGATCGCAAGGAACGGCGGCGTGGCCGTACCGCGCAAGCAACTCACTGCAGAGGAGTTGGCTCTGATCGCATGGCTGCGGCGCGGAGCAAGTCTCGAAGCAGGGCAATCGCCATTGGAGGCACCAGCGCCGTAGGCCTCGATGCGATCCGTCAGAGGCTCGCGTCCCGGGGCCCTGGACCGATTTACCCACGCCACCCCGTCCGGCGGAACAGCATGCTCCAGCCGGAGGGTCGTGTCTTTGGACTTGATCGAGTTACTAGGGCCACCATGGCAAGTGCCACCAATCAGGCCACGCCTTGCCAAGGGCGAAAAATGCGGCCCAGGCGATGACGATCAGAACCCATCGAATGTACCGCAACTCAAAGAGCACCTCCCGATTGTTCTGCCTCATGACCAAGCGCGTCTTGTCGCCCTCGGACATGCGATCAAAGATCTCTTGTTGGCGCATAAGCTTGTCTTTGCGGGACATCGTGAGAACATATCCATGTCGAAGCGATCGGCAATATGGCCACAGGTCCTCAGCGCCGCAAGATGCTTGCGGTCCCCCTACTGCCAGGCCGAGCAGCTTCGACCATCGGCACGGCGGCCAACGACTTCAAGGTCCTGACGACGCGTTCAAGGGCCGGTCCGCCGAAGTCGGTCTCGATCCGTCGACAACGGAGAGCATGCTGTGGTCGCTAATGAAGTCAGATTACGGCGAAGCGGCCTTGCAGGCATCAGATCACCGCGAAGAAGCGGACGACACACCAAATGAACACGACCATCGATACGGCGACGAACACTGCGGCCCGCATGCGGCCAGAAGCCGTCAATGCTCGTATTGCCGCGGCGCTGATGAATCGGCCATCACCGGCCTACGTCGACCAGTTGATCGCGGCGCGGGCGCTTGCCAGTCGCCAGGGCCTACCGGCGCCGGGCGTCGCGGCGGCATTGTCACAGCCTCAATGGCCTGAGATCAGCGGGCAGTGATCACCAGTCGAGGTGCTTCAGACTGATAGTGAACGTTCCGCCGGCCATGAACCCGAACGCGACAATCACCAAGTAGACATGCCGCTCCAAGATGTCGGTCAGAAACCCGAAATAGACCAGCGAAACCAAGTCGCCCGGGCGGAGTTACCCCCGGATGCGCCGGCGCGCCCGGCGCTAGCGCCATAGGCTGAGGGTCCAGTCCGACAGCGCGAACGCAGGACCCCTAAGTAGCGCGGCCACGAACAGCCCCAAGGCGATCCAGGCCGCATACACTGCAAGGCGTGCCAACCCGTCTGGTTGCATCGCCGGCTCACCCGGAAGCGGGTCCGCGCGGTAATCCTTCGGCTCAAGGTCGATCTGGGGAGGTCGCTTGTCGGTCACTGGAGCACCACCGCGAAGTAATCAGGCGTCCGCACGAACCCAGGCCCAGTCGGCCCGGGTGGAAACAACCGGGCAACGCGATAGAGGACCCGAACCGCACTTGAGATGCCGAGCGCGCGACACGTCCTCAGCGACAAGCTGGTGTCGGCATCGGGTCCGGAGAAAGCTGACCAACTGATTGCGATCCCCTAGCGCGAGACTTGGGTTGGATAAATCCTTCAACTACGTGCCGGGGAACAGCGAAAACCGCTGCCCGCCTCTGCCGGTCACGCCGACGTTTCCCCCACGCAGTTCAACGGCCCGCCGGCGAGCCTGCTCAACGCGATCGCGCGAACTGCTGTCCGCATGCGCGCGGCATGTCTCCGGTGCTCTACCCAAACCAACCCCAATCGAGTATTCCCGATGCCCCCGATCAGCTGGCCTACCGGCACTGCGCCGGGCGTGAACCCCACCGAAACCGGCGGCCGGCTGATCAATGCCATCGCCGAGCGGGCCCCCACGGGGTCGCGCAGCGAGATCGTCTGGCGCCGCGTCGCCGGGCTGATCGCCCGCTTCACCACCACGCAGACCGCCATTCGCGGCGCGCTGCTGGTGGGCTCCGTGCTCTATGTCGTCTCCGGCAACCGGGTCTATTCGATCACCTCGAGTTATCTCGTGACCGAACTGACCGGCACGGTTGGCGGCAGCGGCCCCGTCACCATGGCGCGCAACATGAAGGCGCCGGTGCCCGACGTGCTGATCGCTCACTCCGGCGGTATGTCTTCCATCAATATCTCGACCGCCTCTGTCGCCGTGTTCAGCGATGGCGACCTGCCCTCGGTCAACTCGATCTGTTGGGTCGATGGCTATTTCATCGTCACCGCCGAGAACGGGCTCGCCTACCAGTCGGGGCTCAACGACACCAGTTTCGCCTCGGTCGACCGCACCACGGCCGAGGCCGACCCGGACGGGCTCTATCGCGCCATCGCCTCGGGCAGCGACCTGATCCTGATGGGCACGGCCTCGCTCGAATTCTACGCCAATGCCGGCAACCCCACCGGCTTCGCCTTCAACCGCAGCGTGGTGGTGCCGATCGGGCTCAAAGCCCCCTATGCGGTGGCCGGGTTCGAGCCGGGCTTTGCCGATACGGTGATCTTCGTCGCCAATGACAACACGGTGCGCAAGCTCGGGGGTTATGACCCTACCCCGATCTCCGGGCCCGACCTCAACCGGCTGATCGAGGCGGTGACCAACCCCGCCGAGCTGATCGCCTGGGTCTACCAGGCCGCCGGCCACGCCTATTGGGTGCTGAGCGGGCCGGGCTGGACCTGGGTCTACGACGTCTCGACCGGCAGCTGGCACGAGCGGCAGAGCTATGGTTTTGGCGATTGGCGCTGCCGCTATGGCGTCGCCGCCTGGAGCAAGTGGTTCACCTTCGACCTTCAAAGCGGCAAGGCGTTCGAGCTGAGCTCGGCGGCGCGGCGCGACGGGGCAAACCCGCTGGTCTGGACGCTGCGCTCCAACCAGGCGCACCGCTTCCCCGGCCGCGCTGTGATCCATAAAGCCAGCTTCGATTTCGAAACCGGCATCGGCATCGACGCCGGCATCTCGCCGATCGAAACCGACCCGGTGGTGCGGATCCGCTGGTCCGACGATGGCGGCCGCAGCTGGGGGAACCCCTTGACCCGCAAGATCGGCACGCAAGGCGAAGACCTGCCCATCGACATCAACAATGCCGGCCTCACCGGCCGCAAGGGCCGGATCTGGGAGATGAGCATTTCCGACCCCATCGAGATCGCGTTTTTCGGCGGCGCCATGGATATCGAGGAGCGCGCCGCATGAGCACGCCCGACAGCCTGAGGCCGATCCCGCATCCCAGCGCCCGGCTGGTCGACGCCGACGGGGCGATCGCCAAACCCTGGTACGACTGGCTGAACCAGCTGGCGACAAAACTCGCCGAGCTGACCCCGCTCGAAGCCAGCGCGACTTACGATCCGCCGCTGCTCGCCGATGGCGCCGGCGCCACCACCGACGTGACGGTGCCGGGCGCGGCGCTCGGCGATTTCGCCACCGCAGCGTTCTCGCTGACGACGGCCGGCATCACCATCACCGCGTGGGTTACCGCCCCGAACACCGTTTCCGTCCGCTTCCAGAACGAAACCGGCATGCCGCTCGACTATGGCAGCGGCAGGCTCACCGCCCGCGTTTACAAATAGGAGCCTCAAATGGCTGACATTTTCGAAACCATCGGCGACTGGCTGGGGCTCAACAAGGGCAAGGCCACGCAGAAGGCCGCCGAGCAGAACCGCGGCGTCATCAACCAGCTGGGCAATACCGGCCGGCCGATCATCGAGGGGATCCAGGGGGTTACCGGCGATTACCTCGATCTCGGCAAGCTCGGCGCCGGCCGTTACGCCGATGCCATGGGCCTCAACGGCGCCGACGGCTACGCCCGGGCCGAGGAGGCGTTCCGCGCCGGGCCGGGCTACCAGTTCGCGCTCGACCAGGGGCTCGATGCGGTGGCCCGCAAGGGCTCGGCCATGGGTCGGCTCGATAGCGGCAATACCGATCTCGACCTGATGCGCTACGCCACCGGCTATGCCGACCAGGCCTGGGGCAACTGGATGAACGGGCTCTCGGGCTACAACAATATGTACGGCCAGGGCGTCGGCAACGACGTCGCCGCCCGCGGCCTCGGGCTCGATTTCGAGAGCGGCCTCGCCTCGAGCTACATGGGCGCCAACAACCAGGTCGCCGCCGGCAAGGAAGCCGGCCAGGGCGCCATGCTCGACGCGCTGGGCGCCGTCGCCGGCATCGCCGGCCGCGCCTTCGGGGGCGGGGCATTTGGCGGCTATGGCGGCTTCGGTGGCAACTCCGTCAACCCCACCACCAAAATGCCCGCAAGCTTCTGAGGAGCCCGAAGATGGCACTGAACTACCCCAACTATGTCATTCCGCAGCCCTCGCAGACCAAGCCCACCGACCTGCTCGACCTATGGGACCAGGGCGTGGCGCAGGGCAAAGCCGATCGCTACGAGCGTGAAGCGCCGCAGCAGTTCGCGAATGCCGCAGCGCCGTTGTCGCAGTACGGGCTCACGACGCCGCCCGATCAACTGCGGGCGCTATTCGCCAATCCCGACACGCGGCCGTTTGCCATGCAAATGGTGCAGGAAGCGACACAGCGTCGGGCCGATGCCTATGCCTCGCCGGGTCAGCTCGGGGGGACGGCCCGGACGCCGCAGCCCACCGCATCGACCTCTCCCTACGCACCCTACCCTCTGCCGCGCGAAGCGCGTCCATCGCCGCCGGCCCAAAGGGGTTACGCCTTTACCGGCTTCACCGGCGGTGACTCCTCCAGCCCCGCAAATTGGGAGAGACCCTGATGGCCGATCCCCGGGAGAACTTGGCCCTCATTCCCGATCACCGCTCCCGCAGACTCATACGCGCCGCTTTCGGCCCCTCCCTCGCAACCAAAGCTAGCAAGGTGCAATAATGGTTGGTGTACCCTTCAACCCCCAGCAGCCAAAGGGCTTGGTCAATGAGTCGCACGCCGCGGCCAACGCCGCCCAGGATCCGTTGCTCAGCCTATACCTGAAGAACACGTATGGCCTCGAGCCCGCGGGAGCAAAACCGGACTTCACCGAGAATGTGGCCCGGGCCGCGGGGCAGGGCTTGTCGTTTGGCTGGGGCGATGAACTGTTTTCGCTCGGCCAGGCGGGCCTAGATCAGTTGCTGCACGGCGACGACGGCAAGGATTTATGGCAACGGTACGACTCCAATGTCGCTCGCGAGCGCCGCAACCTCGAAGCCTTTCGCCAGGAGAACCCGATCGTTGCCTATGGCGCCGAGATCCTGGGCTCACTCCCGACTGCACTCGTGACCGGCGGCACCGGCACAGCCACCGGCCTGGGCCGGATCGGCACAAACCTCCTGGTCAACGGCGTTCAGGGCGCTTTTTACGGCGCGGGCGCGGCCAGCGGTGACACGCTTGCCGACCGTGGCTGGGGTGCGGCTACCGGTGCGGCTGGCGGCATGGCCGCAGGCGTCGCGCTCGATGCAGCTGGAAATGCTGTCAACGCCGGACTCAAAGCAGGCGCCAAATACCTTGCCGACTCAAAGACCATCGCCGCCGCACCAAGCGGTGCTGCCGTCAAGGCTACCGCGGAGGCAGCCCGTGAGGCAGCCGAGTCAGCGGACGTGGTCTTAACGCCCACCGCTACCAGTCTCCTCAAGCAGGACTTGGGCCAGACCCTGGTTGGTGAAGGGGTGACGGTCCGCGGCGAGATGGTCGCGAACTACGATCGAGTGCGTGGCTCTATGAGGTTGCTCGACCAGTTCGCGGACGAGCCGATGACAATCAAGTCGTTCCGGCGGCTCTACGAGAGCTTCGAATACGCGGCTCGTAGCGAAATGCCGGGCGAAGCCGAGGTCGCCAAAAGTATGCTCAAGCAACTCGACAGCTTTATGGACGGCTTGCCGCAGGAGGCATTCAAGGGCACCGGCGACGGTGTTGAGGCTGCGGCGCAATGGCGCGCGGCGAAGGCACAACTTGCGAAATTCGAGCGCACAAACATTATTGAGACAGCAATCGAGAACGCGAGAACATTCGGTGACAATTTTCCAGAAGGCCTCAAAAATGAGTTCCGCGAAATCCTGAGAAGCGGGGAAAAGAAAGCCAAACTGTCACCAGAAGACATTGCCGGTATTAAGCACTTCATTCAGGGCGATAACATCAACAAGGCCCTTAAGTTCCTGAGCGAGGCCGATTTACGCGGCGCCCTCGATGAGCTCCCCATCCCAAAAATCGTCGGCAGGATGGCGCAACCGTTCGTCAGAGGAGCTGCCCGAGGGCAGATCGGCCAAAACGCCCAGCGCTCTGCTGACATTGTGCGGGCCACCGCCGCACTTGGCGAAGCAATCCCTCCCGTACCTACGGGGACGCTCGACCTCCGCGCATTGGCTCCAGGGCTCGGCAACAACGACGGGGTTCATATCATCGTCAACGGTGGGAATCCCCTGCTCCCGCCCTATGTCGACGATCGGTCGTATTGAACCCCGAGAGCTTCTCGGCGGGATGAGTCTTTTGCTACGACAGTTCGTGCTGAGCTGTCGCTCTGCAGCAAGGAAAACGAGCGTCAATTCGCTCGACGCCTCCGATGCCCCTTCGACAACATCGCTTCATCTCGAACCAAGCATCAGATCACCGCGAAGAAGCGGACGAGGCACCAAATGAACACGACCATCGATACCAAGGCTGGGACCAGGTTCCACGCGGCTCTGTGAAACTCTTTCGAGTTGCGCCTCTCTCGCGCCTCAACCTCGTCAATGGCTCTTTCCTTCCCTTTGGGATCGAGAAGCCTTCGCATTTCCATCCGAGCTTCGGCGACCTCCTGCTTCAGCTCGCGAATCTCTGCGTTGTTTCCACTCCCCGTCGAATTGATCATCGCATAAAGCATTCCGGCGAGCGTAACGATCAGCACCTCGGTACGGTCGGTTACCCGCTCGAGCACGTACCAGACGACGCCGAGCGGTATCAAATTGATCCCGACGATCAAAAGGGACCAGACACCCAGAAACAGCGTGCGCAACATACGGCCTTCTCTCTCCAACGTCGGGCGAACATAGTGGCGAAGGTCCTTGCTGGGAAGGCGGGCGGCGCCGCGCGCCAGCCACACGAACTCACTTCGGAAGTCGAGCGTGCGGTACATCCTCAGTCGTTCCCGCCTTGGATCGGCCTATCTTTGCCGGACCCCGATCCTTCGCTTCAGTTGCACGCTTGATCCGCGTTCCGTCCAGGGCTTCGTGCAAGACGATCAGGGCGATGCCAGGAGCCAGCACCAACCCCCAGGCAACCCACTGCGGAACAGGTGGGAAGAATGATAGCACCCCTGCCGCCAGGAACGGGGCCAGGATGCCGGGCGGAACAGCGAGCGTCGCCAGCCACCCCATGTCTCGCAGACTATAGGTGCCATTGCGACGATACTGATGCGGTTCAAGATCCAGATCAGGCATCAGAACCCGAAAGAGCTAACCAGTCACTGGACGGCTATGGCGAAGCTGCGGAGCGCGAGCGAATTCCATCATCTTACGTTGCGGAGCCACATTAGGAAGCAGACGCTCAAGCCGAAGCCAACCAGAGTGGCAGCGAGTATTCGACCCTCTGGTGAGAAAACCTCCTGGTACAAGTAGAGCATCACCCCGAGGGTGAGCACTACAAGCCCCCCAGGAAGCTAAAGAGCGGCCGGACCTGGACGTTCAGCAACGGCCGCCTCATGGTCCATCGTACTACGACCACGCCGCCTACTAAGAGGCCAGGCATTACTGAGAACTGCGCGAGCCTGTCTTGGTCCTCAAAATGACCCCGGTAGACAAAGGTCGCGATCAGCCCCAGCACCGCAGCAACGGCGAAGGCGTACCAAATGTGTGGCCCCTTGAATTGGTACGTCTCGTCCACTACCGGGTCAGAAGACTCGTAGCGATCAGGCGTCGCGTCAACGTCATCGCCGCGTGCCACGGGACGAGGCTTCCAGAGTTTTCCTGCGATCCAGACGATCGCGCCGGGGACTACGCTAAGTAGCAGCACCAGCAGCGGGTTCAGCTCCGGCCTGACCTGGGAACCGGCTACCAATGCAAACATCCCGATCACGACCGCGATCACATACGCGCTTTCCCAGAACAAGGTCTCGCCGCGCGTCAGCACGGCACGCTTTCGCTCAGACATTGGAGCTTGTCCTGGCTGGTGCATCGCCGACGCCGCAGCACGCGCCATAGCAACCGCCAACGGCGTCGTTCTGAGAAATACCAGCCCTCATCTATCCCCCAAGCAATCGAACACAGCATAGTCACGGCGATCGGCCCCGCAAGCTGTTTGCGTGTTGCCGACAGCCCATCCCCTCCCCACGGAGACTTCCCCATGGCAGCCATCTGGCCTGGCTCGCGCGTGCCCAATTTCGGCATTGGCGACCAACTCTATTTCTACGATACCGCCACCTCGACGCCGCAGGTGGTCTATGCCGATGGCGCGCTGAGCGTGGCGCATGATCAGCCGATCCTCGCCGATGCGCGCGGCATGTTCCCGGTGATCTACCTGAGCCCGGCGCCGGGCAGCTATCGCCAGAAGCTCACCGACGCCAATGGCGTCCTGATCTTCGACGATGACGATATCGACGTGCCGCAATCGGCCGATTACGAGCCGCCCGACCCCGGCGTCACCGACCCGACGCTGCTCGTCACCACCGGCATGCGCATCGGCTATTATGGCACCGCGGCGCCCACCGGCTGGGTACGCTGCAACGGCCGCAGCCTCGGCTCGGCCAGCTCGGGCGCCACCGAGCGCGCCAATGCCGATGCCCAGGCGCTGTTCCTCCACCTGTGGACCGCCGACGCCACGCTCGCCGTCAGCGGCGGACGTGGGGCATCCGCCGCCGGCGACTGGGCTGCCAACAAGACCATCGCGCTGCCCGACTATCGCGACCGCATCGCCATCGGGCTTGGCGCCATGGGCAATGCCGATATCAACCTGATCCCCGATGCGACGGTGGATGGTGGGGAAACCAACACCACTCTGGGCGCCACGGTTGGCACCGCGGCGCAGACGCTGACGGCAGCGCAGATCCCGGCCCATCAGCACAACGCCGGCACGCTGCTGATGCCCAACCACGGCCACCCCGCCAAGATATCTGCCAGAAACGACAGCGGACCGGTTCAGACCACATACGGTGGCATGGGGCTCATCGGGCTTGGTACCGCCAGCTACCCGGCCTACACCGGCGCGATCGGCGACACGGCGGGCCAGCAGATCGGCGGTTCCGGCACCGCGGCGATCACCGGCGCTACTGCCGACAGCACGGGCGGCGGCGCCTCGCACCCCAACGTCCAGCCCTCGCTGTTCGAACTCGTCATCATCAAACTCTGAGGCCCGGCATGTACGAGTTGCAGTTCTTTGCCACCGACGATGCCGATTGGGCGCAGCGGGTGGATTTGATCGACGACGCCACCAACCTGCCACTCGCCACGGCGGGCGTGCTGTTCGAGCTCGAGGTGAGCGAGAGCGGCGCCCGCCGGCTGTTCGCCACCACCGCCGACAACAGCATCGAGATCCCCCAGCCGGGCACCATCCAGTGGCGCTTCAGCGTGCCGCAACTGGCCGCGCTCGATATCCGCAACACGTATCGGGTGGGCTGCCGGATGACCAATGGCACCGGCACGACACAGCTCTTCACCGGCACGCTGGCCTTCGTCGGGGGCGGGTTCGGCTCATGAGTGACACCATCACCCCACGGCTCAGGATCAAGGCGCAGCCCGAATTCGCGGTGCGCGCCAAGGCCGTCCCGCCGCCAAAAGTGCGGCTGCGCGTCACCCCGGCGCTGCTACCGATGGAGATCGAGCTCAGAAACACCGGCATGATGGTGCAGTGGCGCTATCTGGGGCAGGACTGGCAGGACCTGATCGCCATCGACGACCTCGACACCACTGTCACGGTCGGCAGCGTCACCACCCTGCCACCAGGCTCGCCCGCCACGGTCGCCAATGTCGGCACCGTCAAGGATATGGTGCTCAACTTCGGCATCCCCCAGGGTATTCAGGGCATCCAGGGCGAGGCGGCCACCATTGCCGTCGGCACGGTGACGACGGTCAACCCCGCCGACCCGGCTGAGGTGACCAATGTCGGCTCGCCCAACGACGCCATTTTCGATTTCGACATCCCACAGGGCGCGGCCGCCACCGTCGCGGTGGGCACCGTTACCACGCTGGCGCCGGGGGCTTCGGCCAGCGTCGTCAATGTCGGGACGCCTGGCGCCGCGGTGCTCAATTTCGGCCTGCCGCGCGGCGCGCCGGGCATCCTCACCTCGGTGGTCGCCGGCACCAACATCACCGTCGACAATACCGACCCGGCCAACCCGGTGGTCGCTGCGGCCGGCAATATCAGCGGGCCGGCGAGCGCGGTCGATAGCCGCGTGGCGCTGTTCGACGGCACCACCGGTAAGCTGCTCAAGGACAGCGGCGTGCTGCTCGGCAACGCGGCATCGCGCAATGTCGGCACTGCGGCGGGCACCGTGGCGGCGGGGGATGATGCCCGCATCACCGCCGCCATCCCGTCGAGCGCGCTGACCACGCAGGGCGACATTCTCGTGCGCAATGCCAGCGCTCCGACCCGGCTCGCAAAGGGCACGCAATACCAGGTGCTGCAGGCCGGGGCGACCGACCCGCTCTATGGCGCGCTGAACCTCGCCCAGGCGGCGGCGGTCACCGGCGTCTTGCCAGCGGCGAACCACCCTGATGCGACGACGGTCGCGAAGGGCATCTCGGAATTTGCCACGGCCGCGGAGTATCGTACCGGCACCGATACCGTGCGCGCACTGGTCGTCGACCAGGTCTGGGCGGCGGCGGGCCTCGCCGGGCTCACGGACGGCGCCAACATCGCCGTGGATTTCGCCGCCGGCTTCAACTTCGGCGGCGCCGCCAACGCCGTGCTGGGGCTCAACGGCAACCAGAGCCTTTCGGCTCCGACCAACCTCAAGACCGGCCAGACCGGCATCCTCTGGTTCGGCGCCGTCACTTCCACCCGCATCCTGACGCTCAACGCCGCCTGGCTGCTCTGCGATGGCGTCGAGGCCGGCCCCTACTCCATCACCACGGCGCAGGAGCTGGGCATCGCCTACGTCATCCGGGCCAGCCGCACCTACGTCACAGCAATCATAAGGAGAGCCGCATGACCCTCGTTCACCAGGTCGACGGCGCCTGGACGCCGATCCACGGCGTGCAAACCCTCGAGCGCATGGTGGCGACCTGCACCGTCACCTATCACGATGGCCGCCAGGCGGAGATGTCGTGCGAGCCCTACCCGGTCGCCGAAACGCTCGACCTGGGCAAGGTCGAGCAGCTGGTGGCAGAAGGGCTGTGGGGCGTGGAGGAACTGCAGGCTTACGGGCTGCGGCCCGCCATGGCAGTGGACGTGCCGGAGGGCAAGCAGCGCGTCGGGGAGCCACGATACGTCGAGCGCAAGAACGAGGTTGTCGAAGAGTGGACACTGGAGCAGATCCCCGCACCGGCGGCCGATCCGACACCGGCCGAGAAGCTGGCGGCGTTGGGGCTCACCGTTGAGGATCTGAGGGCCTTGTTCTCCGTGGCGGGTAGTGACTAGATGTTGCCAGGCACGATCTCAGTAACAGGGGGACGTATTCGCGACCCCTACTTCGCCAACGTTGCCCTTTTGCTGCACGGGAACGGCGCGAACGGCGCCGGCATCGTCGATAGTTCGAGCAATGCGTTCAGTATCGTGGCTGGTGGAGACGCGGCATGCCGCACAGCGGTTTCGAAGTTTGGTGGTGCCTCAATCGGACTTGATGGTACTGGCGACTGGCTCGTCGCCGACTCCACGTTCGCCGCCCCAGGCAGTGGGGACATGACAATCGAGGCGTGGGTCTACCCGACGAACGGCGCGAAGCAACAATGCGTGATGGACTTCCGCCTTCAAAATGGCGACTACGAGCCACGCATAGACTTCGACAATACCTTTGATGGCGGCAACAACGACGGTTTTGTGTTCTTTGTGGGAAACGCCGCGAGGGCCGCCACCACCACCTTGGCGCTTAACACCTGGTACCATCTTGCGGTCTCGCGCAACGGCGGCGTTTGGCGCTTCTTCCTCAATGGCGCTCAGGTTGGGTCCGACTTCAGTCTGACGACCAACATGACCCGGAGAAAGTTGAGCCTCGGTACCTATTGGGACGCCCGCGGGACCAACGCGAGTTACAAGTTCCAAGGTTATGTCGATGACTTTCGTCTAACGATTGGTGTGGGTCGCTACGCGGCGAACTTCACTCCGCCGGCTTCGCAGTATCCTGATGGGTAGGCCGAGCTAGCAGGGCCGCACCCTCCTGAAGAATGCGTCCCATCGGCGATGAGGGGGGAGGACTGCCCAAGTGCAGTTTCCGATGCATCTCGTTGTACAAGTGAACAACCAGCGTCTGGGGTTGGATCAGATCCTGCAGACGCAGGGCTGGATCCCACAGCGCCCGCACGTCCGACCAATCGACCGGATAGAAGACGGCCCGTGCGCTCGCCATGTTCTCAACGTCGTGCTTGCGTGCGTAGTACTGCATGGCGCGCGGCCCCGCGGTGCCCCATTTCATGTTCTGCAGCTTTTTCGGTCTGCCCAACCAGCCCCGCAGACGGCGGTCGGCGCGCCTCCACCATGGCAACCACGGGGGGACAAAGCCGTGGTCGATTGACAGCAACTCCGCCAACAGGGGGCTGTCGGGAGCGAGCTTCAGGACGGCGGTGTTCAAGCCGCTGCTTTCCTTGCCATAGATGCTGGGAGCATCAGCGATCGGCCGAATGCAGTAGCAGTCCGTGTCGACCCAAATGCCTAGCCCACGAGCGAGCATTGCGTACCGGAATAGATCGGACGCGCAAGCATAGGCCCCAGCCTCGAGGATCTCAGCCACCCGTCCCCATGGCAGCACGTCATGGGCATCCCCTGGCTCGATCCCAGGTGGAAGGTTCAGCGGAGCATATGAATACAAGACCACACGGTGGCCTTGTCGCACAAAGGAGACAAGACACGCTGCAGCACTCGGGCCCAATGCCGATCCGTGCCAGAACGACGCAATAGTCGGCAGTGCGTTTGGCATCGCGGTTCCTTGGGGCGCCCCATCGTCGCGGTCACGCGCTTCGTAGCGCAACACCCTGTCCTCGTGAAGACCGTACAACCCGCCTAAGAACTACCGTCTGACTGCCACGTAGTTGGTAATCCCAAACAGGGCCTCATCGTTGTCCCTGTACTTCTTGAAACTCGAGGGGTACTTGGCCCGCAAATAGGGGCTCACCGGCTCGCTGCCCGGCGGCCCGCCATACAAAACCGCAGCCCCGCTCGTCTGAGAGCCGCCGGTCACAAAGGGGAGCCGTGTGTCAAAATCCAGAAGCTTGCGCGTCGTCACGGGGGCCAGTGCAAATCACGGCAAGTCGCTTCTGCAACTGCTGAGGTCGCTAAAGCGCTGGGAGAGAAACACTGCCGTTGCGGTTTACGACCTCGGGCTCGAAGATCATCACGTCGAAGCCGTGAGGCAGCTAGGTTTCGAACCGATCGTGTTTCCCTTCTCAGACTACCCGCCGCATTTCGACATCAGCGTCAATGCCGGCGCGTATGCTTGGAAGGTGGCAATCATAAAGCTGGAGATGGACAAGGGGGGGGCGCCGCTACTTTGGCTGGACGCCGGGAACCTCGTACGATTTCCGCTGCTGTGGGTTCGTTACGGCCTTCGCCGGGACGGTTTCTTTTGCCCAAAGACATGGTTCACCGTGACGAGGTACACCCATCCCGGTATGTATGAAGCGCTGGGCATCCCAGTCGGGTGGGCCGGTGAGCGGAAGCAACTGAACGCTGCGATTGTCGGCGTGAACCACACATTCCCATCGACGCGGGCGCTCGTGGATGAATGGCTCGCTGGAGCGATGGAAGAGTCGATCATTGCGCCCCCAGGGTCTAGCCGCGACAATCATCGGTGGGACCAGTCGCTGCTCACCCTTCTCGCCTATCGTGCAGGCATCCTTGAGAAGCCCAGCCGCACTGAACCCGGCATTCTGACCCACCAGGATATCCCCGAAGGTTCAGCCTAGAACCTCTAGCGGTCGTTTGACTCGATTCTATCGCCAGCCACGAGACCTGCCGACAGGGCCAGGCGGCCCGTGAAACCGTTCCGCAACACCGCCAATTACCAGATCAGCTCGAGCGCCTCGGCCAGATCACCCAGGTGATTGCCCTGCTGGAATCGAGCGAGGGCACTCTGGCGTCCTGCCTGGCCGAGCCGATTGGCGAGCAATCGGTCTCGCACCAGAATTTCCACCTGCCGCTGCAGCACGGCCTGCCCGTCCTCCCCCGTCGGGTATTGATAACCGGTGACCCCGTCGACAATGATTTCCGCAGTGCCGCCAGCCGAGGTGCCCAGCACCGGGAGCCCGAAGGCCATGGCCTCTGTCGTCACGCGGCCAAAGGTTTCCCCTCTGCCTTTTGTCGCTCCCTGCGAGTTCATGATGAAAGCGTCGCTGGCGAGGTAAAACGAAGCAAATGCCGACTGCCGCAGGTAGGTTCTGGCTGGCGACAGGACGGCTTTCTCGTCCGAGGTCAGGTCCTTGAGAAGTGCCGCGCGGTCGGAGCGGTTCAGGCCCACAAGCAGCAGCTTGATCGGAAGCCCGCTCTCCGCTGCCAGCCTCGCAATCGTCCGGATGAGCATCCGTTGCCCTTTCCCGGGCTCCAAGCTACCCAGGGAGAGCAGAAGAAAATCATCCTTCGACACGCCAAGTCGTCGGCGGATGTCGTCACGCGCGAGTTCCACCGGACGTTGCGTACGGGTCTGCGGCTTCATCGGAAAGGGCAGCGATGCGCGGCTTGCCGTCTCCACGAAGTCATCGCTCAGCGGCGGGTGCATGACGCGAACCTTTGGCGGCAACGCTACGGCTTCCTGCCAGGCGGCACGCGCCGCGTTGCTGTCGAAAATCGCAAGCGCCGCCAGCTGAAGCAGATCGGCCGCCTGCTTGAAATTCTCGATGTCGATTTCATGCACCCACCAGACCAGGCGCTGCGCCAGAAATGGATTTGCAGCGAGGCACTTACGCACCCAGGCTGCGGTTGGATCGCTCGCTGTATTGGCGATAATGGCGTCGGAAGCCGCCGCGACGGCGATGGCGCTTTCGATCGGGATCAGGGGTATGCCGAACTGGGACGCCAGGTTCCAGCCCCTCACGTCATCTGATGCGGTCGCGAGGCGGACGGTGGCGCCGCTCTCCATGAGGGCCTGAGCCGTTTCCAGCAGCAGGAGCGGCGCTCCGCTGCGGGACAGATCATGCGAAACCAGCAGTATCTTCCTGCCGGCGAAACCGGCGCCTTCACGCACCCGCGCCGCTGGTGAGGCCGGCAGAGTCGTCGTCAACATTTCGCGGGTGATTTCACCCGGCCGGTCGCCGTCCGGCAGGGCGCCGCGTTGACCAGCGACGACGAACAGCCGATCGCCGAGCCGGCCGACGACCGGAATCTTGAGCTTGTGCGGCAGGTAGCCGAACATTGACCAGCGATCCGCCAGCGGATCGTAGGCTTGTATTGCGTCGGTCAGCCTCAGGTAAAATTGCTCCGGGTCTTTATAGACCTGCCCGCCGATCAACAGAATCCGGCCATCGACGACTATGGTCGAGAAGTCGGCATGGGATACTGCGATGGGAAGGTCTGCAACTCTGGTCCACGGGCCCGAAGGATCGGACAGGCGGAAGGCGGAGGACAGATAGGTCTCCGGCGTGCGCCCCGTACAGGTGCAGTCCGGATCGCCTGGAATCGCCTGGAAATCGCCCTGCTGGCCGCCGAACACGTAGAGACTGTCGCCCAGCACAGCGCTCGATCCGTGCATTCCGGCAACAGGGATCGGCTGCTCGGCCCGCCAGCCCGCCTCATCAGTTCGCCCGCCCGACACGGCAAGGCTCCAATGGTCGGCCCTTGCTGTCCAGCGGTCCTCGTCTGCACCTCCGACGAGGTGCAAGCGTCCGCGCCAGTACTGCATTGCAGCAGCGTATCGAGAGGCCGGAACTGGCGGCAACTCGTGCCACCGATTTTCGCGGGTATCATACGAAAAGACACTCGGAACCGCTGGCCGGCATTGGGGCCCGAGCTGTCCAGACGCGAAGTAGATGTAGCGATGCCCGTCGGAAGCGACCGCACAGTGAGAATGCGCCAGCCCTGAAGGCGTCGCTATGCGGCCAACCCAGCGTTCCCTCTGCATATCGAACACGAAGATCGCTTCGTTCGCCGCGTTCGGGGATTTGTAGCCGCATGCAACGTAAAGCAAATTGCCGATCTGAGCACCGCCGGCATCCAACAGCGGTTCGGGGCACGGCGCGCCATTTTTCCATTCCAGCCCATCCCGCAGCGCCCTTCGCCTGAGCCACCAGGCTTCAGCTCGGCGCGCCCAATGCTCAGGCTTCTTCAGCCACGCGGAGACCCGGGCCATACTATCCTCTGGTTGATTGCGGCTCGGCACCGCTCGGCAAACACCACAGCGCCATCAGTTCATCGACCATCGCAGGGTGCGTGCGCTCTTATCCGGCCGGTATCGCGATGTCGATCTCGATCGGCCGCGGCAGTTCGGCAGCTGGCGGCCGGCGAAACTCTCCCGGACGTCGATCACGCCGGCTGACCGCCGATCGATGCTCGCTCGCATGATCTTCACCGGTGCCGCGCCCCCCTGAACGCCCCGCAAGCTCGCGCGGTGCGAACTACCTCGTCAACATCGGAGAACCCCATGAACCCCAACGTCCCCCGCGGGGCGGCGATGCTGCTCGACTTCATCGCCGGCCTCGAGACCAACCGGCCGGGCCGGGCCGGTTATGAGACCACCATCGGCTATCGCAACGAGAAGCCCGGCGCGCTGCCCAAGCCCATCACCGAGATGACGCTCGACGAGCTGCTGGTCGAGCAGAAGCGCTGGGTCCGCAATCTCAAGGCGCCGAGCGGCGCGGCCGGGCGCTACCAGATCATCCGGCCGACCCTCCTCAGCCTCATCGCCGAGCTGGGCGTGCCGCTCTCGGCGACGTTCACGCCCGAGCTGCAGGACCGCTTCGGCCTCGCCCTGCTGCAGCGGCGCGGCTGGAGCCAGTTCGCCGCCGCCACCTTGTCGCTGCGCGATTTCGGCAACCGCCTGGCGCGCGAATGGGCGAGCTTTCCCGTGCTCAGCCGGCAGCAGGGCGCCCATCGCACGGTGGAACGCGGCGAAAGCTATTATGCCGGCGACGGCATCAACGCCTCGCTGACCAAAGCCACCAACGCCGAAGCCGTGCTGGCCGAGGTGCTGACCGAGCTTTCCCGCGCGCCGGCGCCGGCCAAGCCCACGCCGGCCCCGCTCCCAACCGACCCCGCGCCCACCCCAGGACCAACCCCGCCCCGCAAGGGCTGGGGCCCGCTGGGCTGGTCCATCCTCGGGCTCGCCATCGCCGTGGGCCTGGTGGTCGCTGCCTTAACCCTCCCGCTCCCCTTCTGAGGACACTTGAAATGACCGCGTTTCTCTCTTCCGCCGCCCTCGGCTGGTTCCTGCGCCGCATCCTCGATTGGGGCGGCTGGCTCGGCGCCGCCTTGCTCGCCATGATCAACTTCTACAACGCGCTGCCGCCCGAGCTGCAGGTGGTGATCACCAAGATCGTCGCCGGCAACTGGCAGGAGATCACCCTTGGGGCCGTGCCCGGGCTCGTGGCGCTGCTCTGGAGCCAGATCCAGTCCTATCGCGCTACGGTCAGGCCTCAGGTAGTGATCGATGGCCAGCAGCTGCCGATCAACAGAATGCCGCACCGCGAAGCCACCGGCGTCGAGGAACTGAGCCGCACCGCGCTGGAGAAGCGCGGCGAGACCCTGGTCGAGAAGCTGCTGAAGCTCAAGCTGGGGAGGCCGTGA